CCCTGGATCACGTCGTTCCTCGTGTGGCTGGCGGCGAGACGACCCGAGCGAACGGCCGCGCTGCTCACCGATCGTGCAACCTGCGCCGGGGGAGGGGGGCCGGGGTCGCCTCGAAGACGGGGGAGGGAGCGCGGATACCCCCGACCTTTCCGCGAGCGACACGCGCAGAACCCGCATGGATAGAGGGTTTGCGGGATGGCTGAGGCCAAGCCGTTCACGCTCGCGCACTTCCGGCGCTGGGCCGCTGATCTCACGCTGGACAACGGCGAGCCCTGGGTGCTCGAGCCCTTCCAGGAGGCCTTCGTCGCCGACATCTTCGACGGCTTCAACGTCTGCTGGCTCGTCGTCCCGGAGGGCAACGGCAAGACGACCCTGATCGCGGGCCTGGCGCTCTACCACATCGAGTTCACGCCGACCGGCTACGTGCCCGTGGCGGCGAGCTCGCGTGACCAGGCCGAGTGGATCTACCGCCAGGCGGCTGGCTTCGTGCAGCGCAACGAGATCGAGGACCCGACGCGCTCGACGGCCGCGCAGACGACGACGAGCCACCGCTTCCGCTGCCTCGAGGGCTACCGGCGGATTCGCCACGACGCCACGCACGCACGCATCCAGATCTTCGCGGCCGACGATCGCGGCGGCGACGGGATCATCCCCACGCTCGCGATCCTCGACGAGCTCCACCGCCACCGCGACCTCGCGCTTTACCGCACCTGGATGGGGAAGCTCAAGAAGCGCGACGCGCAGCTCGTGGTCATCTCGACCGCCGGCGAGGTCGGGAGCGAGTTCGAGACCGAGCGCGAGCGCCTGCGCCAGGAAGGCGAGCGCGGCGTGAAGGGGTGCTGGACGCGCTCGGTCAAGGGCGCGGCCGTCTTGCACGACTGGGCGATTCCGGAGGAGGGCGATTCCGAGGACCTCGAGCTCGTCGCGCAGGCGAACCCCTTCGCCGAGGTCACGGCCGAATCGCTGGCCGAGAAGCGCGAGCTCCCCGGCATGACGCAGAGCCACTGGGAGCGCTTCACCTGCAACCGCGCGGCCCGCTCGGAGGCGGCGGCGATCCAGGAGAAGGAATGGTTTGCGGCGCAGGTCGACGAGCAGATCCCGGTCGGGCAGGCGGTGTGGCTCGGGCTCGACGTGGCCTGGAAGTGGGACACGACGGCGGCCGTGCCGCTGTGGTGGCGCGACTCGGAGTTTCGGCTGCTCGGGCCGGCGCAGGTGCTGACCCCGCCCCGCGACGGGACGAGCCTCGATCCCTACCTCGTCGAGGCGCTCATCGGCGTCATCCACGAGCGAAACCCGCTGCACACGGTCGTCATGGACACGAGCCGCGCCGAGCAGCTCGCCGCCTGGATCGCCGAGGAGACCGGCGCCGAGGTGATCGACCGCGCGCAGACGAACGCGCTCGCGGTCGAGGACTACGACCGCTTCATGGAGGCGCTTCGCCAGGGCTGGCTCAAGCACACCGGAGACCAGGCGCTGACACGCCACGCGCTCAACGGCTCGGCGCGCGTGCTCCCGCAGGGTGACGCCCGCTTCGACCGCCCGCACGCCTCGCGTCTCGGCTCGCGCGGCCAGCAGGACCAGCGCGTGATCGACGCGCTCGTGGCGGCGGCGATGGTCCACTCGGTCGCGGCGACGACCACCGAGCAGGAGCTGATGGTGGCATGGGGCTGATGCCTCGCTTCCGCGGCCGCCCGCTCATCGGCCGCGCGCCGCAGGAGTCGCAGCGCTTCTCGCCCTGGGACCCCTTCGGGACGTTCTCGTTCCAGGGCGTCACCTACCCGTACGGGCTCAACTTCACCTCGCCCGGCCAGCCGGTCGAGGAGATCCAGGCGACCTTCGCAGGCTACGTGCGCGCCGCCTACCAGACGAACGGCGTCATCTTCGCCTGCATGCTCGCGCGGCTCTCGCTCTTCACCGAGGCGCGCTTCCAGTTCCGGCGCCTGCGCTCGGGCCGGCCGGGCGACCTCTTCGGCACCGACGAGCTCGAGGTGCTCGAGCGGCCGTGGCCGAACGGGACGACCGGCGACCTGCTCGGCCGTGCGATCCAGAACGCCGACCTGGCCGGGAACTTCTACGCCCGCCGGGTGGGGAACCGGCTGCAGGTCATGCGCCCCGACTGGGTGTCGATCGTGCTCGGCTCCGACCAGGACCCCGATAACCCGGCCGCGGCGCTCGACGCCGAGATCGTCGGCTATCTCTACTACCCCGGCGGCAAGGCGTACTCCTCCGAGCCGATAGCGCTCGGTGTCGAGGAGGTCGTCCACTTCGCGCCCATCCCCGATCCCGAGGCGCGCTTCCGCGGCATGTCCTGGCTGACGCCGATCCTGCGCGAGCTTCAGGCCGACCAGGCGATGACGCAGCACCGGCAGAAGTTCTTCGAGCAGGGCGCCACCCCGAACCTGGCGATCAAGCTCGACACGCCCGATCCGGAGCGCTTCGAGAAGTGGCGCGACATCCTCTCCACGAAAAGCGAGGGCCTCGACAACGCCTACAAGACGCTCTACCTCGGCGCGGGCGCCGACGTGACCCCGATCGGCATGGACCTGCGCCAGATCGACTTCAAGCAGGTGCAGGGCGGCGGAGAGACGCGCATCGCGGCGGCAGCCGGCGTCCCGCCCGTGATCGTCGGGCTCTCCGAGGGCCTGCAGGCGGCGACCTACTCGAACTACGAGCTCGCCATGCGCCGCTACGCCGACCTGACCATGCGCCCGCTGTGGCGAAACGTGGCCGGCTCGCTGGCCGCGATCGTCGACGTTCCCGGCGGCGCCGAGCTCTGGTATGACGACCGCGACATCCCGGCGCTCAAGGACGACATCGTGCGGCGCGCCGAGGTGCAGGCCAAGCAGGCGGCGGCCGCCAAGCTGCTTGTCGACGGAGGCTGGGAGCCGGACTCCATCGTCGATGCCCTCAACTCGGACGATCTCGGCCAGCTCGTCCACTCCGGCATCCCCACGGTCCAGGTGCAGCAGGCGCCCGCGATCGAACCCTCGAGCGAGACGCCCGCTCTCCCGCCGGGCGCCGACCAGGAGCGCGCCCTCCTGGCCGAACTGGAAACGGTACTCGAGGAGGCATCGTGAGCACACAGGAGTTCGAGGAAGCCCGCGGCGAGGAAGTCGTCTACCGCGGGGTGACGAAGGTCGCCCTTCGCTACGGCGAGGAGGAGAGCCCGCCCGAGGTCTCCGGGATCGCCGTTCCCTACGGCGAGTGGACCGAGGTGCGCTCCTCGCACGAGGGCCACTTCATGGAGCGCTTCGCGCCGGGCTCGCTCGCCAAGACGCTCTCCGAGGGCGTCGGCCGCCTGCGCTTCCTGCTCGAGCACGGTCTCGATCCGCAGTACGGCCGGCGCTCGGTGGCGCAGGTGATGGAGGTCGAGGACACCGACGAGGGGCCGGCCTACCGCGCCGAGCTCCTGCGCGGTCTCACCGACCAGATCATGGACGGTCTCGGCCGCGGGCTCTACGGCACGAGCATCGCCTTCCGGCCGCTCCGCTTCCAGCGCGTGCGAAAGCCCGAGCCCTCGGAGACGAACCCGGAGGGCATCGAGGAGCGCACCGTCACCGAGGCGCAGGTGCGCGAGCTCTCGCTCGTCACCTTCCCGCAGTACGCGGGGGCGACGGCCAGCCTGCGCTCGCTCACCGACGAGCTCTCCGTCGCACGTCTCATGGAGCATCCAGACCATCTGCTACAACTCGTCAAGGAACGCGCAGAGATCGCGCCGCCCCACTCCGAGCCTGCCGAGGCTGAGGACCAGCCGCCGGATACGGGGAGCCGGGACACCCGATCGAAGCCGAAGAAGGACTGGCTTTCGACCGAGGAGGTGTCCAGGCCATGGCAGATCCCATGAGCCAGGAGGACTACCGGGCTCGCATCGCCGAGCTCGAGGAGGAGCGCAAGACGCTCGACGCCGACAGCGCCGGGCGCCGCTTCTCCCAGGAGGAGAAGGACCGCTGGAACGACCTCTCCGCCGAGCTCGAGGAGGCATCCTCGACGCTCAAGGAGCTCGAGCAGCGGGCCGCGCAGATCGCCGCCGCCGCAGGCGACGAAAAGCGCACCGAGGACGGCGCGCACTTCCAGGTGCGCCGGCCGAACGCGCCGACCGACATCTGGGATCTCTCGACGCTCACGCGCTCGTGGGACGACCCGGCCGTCGAGAAGCGCGAGCTCCACGACCGCGCCATGCGCGCGATCGACGGGGCCAGCTACCCGCACCCCGATCTCGACGACGATGTCGCACGCGCACACGTCGAGAAGATCATGGGCGATCCGGAAATGGCCTCGTACGAGGGCGGCGACCTGCACTCGCAGCGCATCGCCCGCCACGTGCTCGCCACCGGCTCGCCCGGCTACAAGCGTGCGTTTACCAAGTACCTCGCCGGCGCGCCGCGCACGGCCGAGGACGAGGGCTACCTGCACCGCTCGATGAGCCTCAGCGGCGCATCGGGCGGCGTGGCCGTCCCCTTCGTGCTCGACCCGACGCTGCTCCCGTCCTACAACGGGGCAGTCAACCCCTACCGCAACATCGCCGACGTGCGCACGATCACCGTCGACGAGTGGCGCGGCGTCACCAGCGCCGGCATCACGGCGGCCTTCCAGGCGGAGGCGGCGGCGACGACCGACGCATCGCCGACGCTGGCATCCGTCTCGATCTCCACGGAGATGGCGCGCGTGGCCATCCCCTACTCGATCGAGATCGGCATGGACTGGGGCTCGTTCGCCTCCGACATGGCGAGCGAGATCCAGAATTCGAAGGACGTGCTCGAGGCGGCGAAGTTCGCCACCGGCTCCGGCACGAACGAGCCCTTCGGGGTCGTCACCGGGGCGACGACGCTGTTCACGTCGTCCGACTCGGCCGCCCTGTATGCGGCCGACTTCTACGGCTGGCACGACGCGCTGCCTCCGCTCTACCGCAGTCGCTCCGTGTTCGCCATGAACAACGCGACGCTCAGTCGCCTGCGCCAGCTCGACACGGCAGGCGGCTCGAACATGCTGACGCCCAACCTGCAGCTCCGCTCGGCGGCGAACGTCGGCGGGCCGGGGGCGCCGGACATGACCGACTCGCGGGCCAACGTCGACCTGTTCGGCAAGGCCGTTCACGAGTCGTCGGGGATCGCCGCGTTCGCCGACAACGCGCTCATCGGCGTCTTCGGCGCCTTCAACCCCTACTTCAAGATCATCGACAGGGTGGGGCTCTCGATCGAGAACATCCCCCACTTCTTCGACGCGACGACCGGGTTCCCGACCGGCCAGCGGGCGCTGTTCGCCTACTGGCGCGTCGGCTCCAAGGTCGTGGCGGCCAACGCGTTCCGAACGCTGCGGGTGGCGTGATGGCGGAGAAGAAGGCCGACGACAAGAAGAAGGCTGTCCATCCCGACACGCCGTCGGGGAAGGGCCTGGCCGCCGCCGAGGGCAAGAGCGGCGCGGAGGCCGCAGAGGCCTATCACGCGGCCAAGAAGGAGGCGCGCTGGGGCTAGGCCCCGGCGGCCACAAGGCGGGCGGGGTGCCTCGAGGGTCGCCCCGCCCGAACCCTCGAAAGGAGAGAGATGGCACGCCAGAGAGATCCCAACAAGGGAATGGTCGTCGCACGGGAAGCGGTCGTCGTCACCGTCGGCGCGAAGCCGATCACGTACGAGCAGATCACGGTGACGGACCGCAGAACCGGCCAGCAGGTGACGATGGACTCCGATCGCGTGCTCGATCCCGGATCGGAGGGGATCCCGTACGCGTTCAAGCAGTACCAGAGGGTCGCGCGCAGCCACGCGGCCGTGAAGACCTCGCCGGGGTCGTTCATCGAGATCGACGAGCTCGACGACGCCGAGCTGGAGCTCGTGAGCTCGTGAGCGACTCGTTCACGCGCGTGCTCGAGGCGATCCACCAGCAGCATCGCCGCGACCTCGGAAAGATGAGCTTCCAGATCGCCGTCTACCGCCAGCAGTTGCAGAAGGCGGGCATCGCACCCGACGATCTGCTCGACGAGGAGCTCGAGCGGCTGTGGCGCTCCTCGGCGCGCGTGATCTCCTCGGCGTCCGAGTTCTTCGCGGAGCTCGGTACGTCGAAGGAGCTCCTGGCCGACTGGCGCAAGGACGAGGCGGCATGAGCGGCGTCCCCGGCACGTATCGGAACGGATGGGCGCCGGAGAAGCGCGAAGAGGGCTACGGCACGATCGGCGTGCTCACTGCAGAGCGGGGAACCTACGCCGCCTTCTGGAACGACGTGCAGCGCGCCCACATGCGCATGCTCGTCGAGCACCCGCGCAACACGATGGACATCCGCATGGGCGTCGACATCTGCGGCGCGCTCAACTCGATGATTCGCAACCTCCGCGGCGACTGGCTCTGGATCATGGGCGACGACCACGCCTTCGACCCCGAGCTCCTGCCGCGGCTGCTCGCCCACGAGGTCGACGTGGTCGTCCCGCACTGCCTGCGCCGGAACCCGCCCTGGCAGCCGGTCGTCAACTCGCACGAGGACGAGGACGGCTGGCAGGTCGCCGCCGAGCTCCCCGAGGAGGGCCTGACGCCGATCTGGTCTGCGGGCTCGGCGGGGATGCTCATCCGCCGGCGAGTCTTCGAGGCGATCGGAGACCCGTGGTTCACGCCGGCGCCCGACGCCGTGGGCCTGAACGAGGACATCAACTTCTGCCGCAAGGTGCGCGAGGCCGGCTTCACGCTCTGGTGCGACCCGGCGGCGGTCCTGGGACACATCTCCAACTACACGGTATGGCCGCGCTTCGACGACGGTCGCTGGCACCTGGAGCACGTCTTCGACCAGCAGACCCGCGTCCCGATCCGCCGGCTCGCCGCCGAGGAGCCGGTAACGGCATGAGCGCGATCCATCTGCCCGAGCTGGTGCTCTTCTGCTCCGGCTGCAAGCGCCCATTCGAGGCGCCGCGCTCGGCGGGAACGAAGCAGGTCGAGTGCTCGCATTGCGGCCATCCCATGCATGTCGTGACCATCGCGCCGGCCGACGAGGCGGGCGAGGCAAGAGGAGGGCAGTAGCCATAGCCAATTTCGCGTTCAACATCAGTAAGGGCAGGGCGGTCGAGCTCTACAACCGCGTCGAGAACAACGACCCGTCGACCTCGGCGCTGATCGCCATTCCATTAAGCCTGTCCGGCACCGAGGCCCAGGGCCAGGACATCGACGACATGGCTGCGCTCGAGGCCGACGCCAACTTCGCCGAGCGCACGAGCGGCTCGTGGGTGCGGAAGACGTGGACGGACACCGAGCTCGCCGCCTTCCCGTCGCCCGACGACGGCAACAACCGCTACGACATCTCCGTGCCGGCGACGACGTGGACGACGCCGGCGGCGGGCAACAACACGACCGGGCTGGTGATCGTCTACGACGCGAACACGGGCGCGGGCACCGACTCGAACCTGCAGCTCGTCTCCCACCACGACTTCGCGGTCACGACCGAC